TAGAGGAATTATTGCATCTAAAGAAGAAAAATTTATAGTTACTGGATGGTTTGAATATAATGGTTTTAAATAATTATTATTATTCTTTTATTAATGCTCTATCACCTAAATTTTGTGATGATGTAATTAAATATGCTTTATATAAAAAAGATGAGTTAGCAAGAATTGGAGGATACGAAAAAAATAAATTGTCTGAAAATGAAATATTAGATATTAAAAAAGTTAGAAACTCTAATATAGTTTGGCTTGATGAAAGTTGGATATATAAAGAATTACATCCTTACATAAATGAAGCAAATAAACAAGCAGGTTGGAATTTTGAATGGAGTTTTACTGAACATTGTCAATTTACTAAATATAATTTAAATCAATATTATGATTGGCATTGTGACTCCCATAGCGATCCTTATAATAAACCTAACACACCTTCGCATGGCAAGATAAGAAAATTATCTATGACTTGTCAATTAACAGATGGTTCTGAATATGAGGGAGGTGAATTAGAATTTGACTATAGACATTATAATCCAGTAATGCGAGATGAGTCACAACATAAAATACAGTGTAAAGAAATACTTCCAAAGGGAAGTATAGTTGTATTTCCATCATTTGTATGGCATAGAGTAAAGCCAATTACAAAAGGAGTAAGGTATAGTTTAGTTGCTTGGAATTTAGGGAGACCTTTTAGTTAAATGGAAATCGCACATTTTTTTTCTACACCAATTTGGACTGAGTATAGACCAGAATTTTTAAATTCATTGAATATAGCTTCTGATAAATACATTGAAGAGGCTAAATTAAAAAACAAAGAACATATTCAAAAATATGGTGATTTTGGAAAAAATCATCACTCTACTCCTTTAACTTTAGATAATGATTTTTTAGATTTTAGAAATTATGTAGGTCAACAATCTTTAAACTTTTTAGATCAACAAGGTTTTGATATGTGGCAGTATGAAACTAAATTTACAGAACTTTGGGTACAAGAATTTTCTGAAAAAGGTGGAGGACATCATTCAGCTCATGTACATTGGAACCAACATGTGTCAGGCTTTTATTTTTTAAAATGTAGTAAAGAAACTTCTTATCCAATATTTCATGAACCTAAAACAGGTGCTCGTGCTACTAAATTGAAAATAAAACCTAGTAAAGAAAATTTTGTATGGCCTGCTTCAGATATGATAAGTTTAAAACCTGTGCCAGGAACTATCGTAATATTTCCTGGTTATTTAGAACATGAATTTCCAGTTGATTATGGCAAAGAACCTTTTAGATTTATACATTGGAATATTCAAGCATTTCCAAAAGGAGTTTTAAATAATGTCATTTAAAAAAAATAAATTTATAATAATAAAAAAAACAATATCTAAAGACTTAGCTTTTTTTCTAGCAAACTATTTATCTATGCAAAAACAAGTTTATGACACTTGTAGAAAGCACAAATATCTTTCTCCTTTTGAAACAATATTAGGAAATTATGAAGAACCAGATGGACAAGTACCTAATACTTATTCTTGTTATTCAGATATAGCGATGGAAACATTATTATTAAAATGTCAACCAGCTATGGAAGAAGCAACAGGATTAAAATTATATCCTTCATATACTTATGCAAGAATTTATAAAAAGGGTGATGAGCTTAAAAGACATAAAGATAGATTTAGTTGTGAAATATCTACAACCATGAATCTTGCTGGTGATCCTTGGCCTATTTATATAGAGCCGTCAGGAGAAGTAAATAAAAAAGGCGTAAAAGTAATTTTAAAACCTGGAGATATGTTAGTTTATAGAGGGATAGAATTAGAACATTGGAGAGAACCTTTTGATGGTGAAGAGTGTGTTCAGGTTTTTTTACACTATAATAATGTAAACACTAATGGTTCAAAAGAAAATATGTTTGATACACGTTTACATTTAGGTTTACCCGAATGGTTTAAAGGAAAAAAATGATTAATCATAGAATAGATGCTCTTTTTGCAACTCCAATTTATTTTTCTAATTTAGAAAGAGATTTAACTAATAAAGAAAAAAATTTAATTTTTAAAAATCAAGAAAAACTTTTTTTAAATTCTGGTGGCAATAAAACTTCTGAAGATACTTATATTTTAGAAAAAAAAGAAATGCAAAATTTAAAAAAACATTTAATGTTAAGAGTAGAGGATTATAATAACACAATAGAAAATTGTGTGGAAAAAATAGATTTATATATCACACAATCTTGGTTAAATTATAATGAAATTAACACTTCTCATCATGCTCATTTTCATAGTAACTCTTACCTATCTGGAGTTTTTTATATCAATGCCAACAAAGATATTGATAGAATTTATTTTTTAGATTCAAGATATTTTCAATTAGAATTAGGTTTAAGAAAAAATTATAATTCTTTTAATTCTAGAGAATGGAATTATCCAGTTAAAACTGGTGATTTATTTTTATTTCCATCTCATTTAAAACATAGAGTTGATACAAATGTTACAAAAAATCATATAAGAATAAGTTTAGCTTTTAATGTTTTTGTAAAAGGAAAGATAGGTAATAAACTTCATTTAACTGAATTAATAATAAACGAGTAATGAAATTTGAAGATCAACTAACCGATATTAATTATGCAACTGAAAAACAAATTAAAGAAGAACACTGGCACGTTGAAGGTATAATTAAATCAAGATCTAATCAAAAATTTAAATTTGATTTAAGTCCTATTATAAAATTTAAACAAAATGACTACGGCAAGATAGGTCATTTTAAATCTAAATCTGATAAGATTGTATTTGACTTTGAAAATATATGGATATTAATAGATACAGTTGAACTTCACGACTATATAAAAGAAACCAATAAAAAAGATCTAAATATAGATGAGCTATTACAAGAACTTTCTTGGAATATAGTGCTAGATAAATAAAACCCTTAATATGTACTCGAGCTAAAATATGTTGTAAAATATACGCATGCCTTTAACAAATGTACAGATTAGACCAGGATTTAATAAACAAGTTACTGAAACAGGAGCCGAAGGGCAATGGACAGATGGTGACTTTGTAAGATTTAGGTATGGACTTCCAGAAAAAATAGGAGGTTGGCAACAGATTACAAGTTCTACTTTAGTTGGAGCCGTTAGAGAACAAATGATTTGGGCAGATATTGATGGAAGAAGATACGCTGCTCTTGGTACAAACAAAGGCTTGTTTATTTATTACGAAGGTGCGTTTTATGATATTACTCCTCTTAATACAGCACTTACAAGTGCAACATTTGATACCACAGATACTTCAGCTACTGTCACTGTAAATAAAACCTCACATGGTTTAGTTGCTGGAGACTTGTTTACTTTTACATCGGTAACTCCACCTTCAGGTGCGGGATACGTAGCTAGTGACTTTGAAACAAACACGTTTGAAGTAATTACCGTACCTAATGCAAACACATTCACTGTTACTATGGCTGCAGCCGCAACTGCAACAACTTCCGCTAGTGGTTCAGCTACAATTAATCCTTATGTTCAAGTGGGTCCTTTATCTCAAACATACGGTTATGGTTGGGGTACAGACACATGGTCATCAGGAGCTTGGGGTGAAGCCTCTACTACTTCATCTGTTATACTAGAACCTGGTTCGTGGTCATTAGATCATTTCGGTGAAATACTTATTGCAACTATTAAAAATGGTAAAACCTATCAATGGAGTCCAATACACTCAGCCCCAACTGCTTTATCAACTAGAGCAACCGTTGTTAGTGGTGCACCTACAAAATCAGTGATGTCTATTGTATCTGAAAGAGATAGACATTTAATTATTCTTGGAACTGAAACAGTAATTGGTGATCCATCTAAACAAGATAAAATGTTTATTAGATTTTCTGATCAAGAAGATATTTCAGATTATGCACCTACTTCAATTAATACTGCAGGAACATTTAGATTAGATTCTGGTACAAAAATTGTAGGAGCCGCTAAGGCTAAAGATTATATATTAATACTTACCGACACTTCTGCTTATGTTATGCAGTTTGTGGGTCCACCATTTACTTTTTCTATTAGACAAGTAGGTAGTAATTGTGGGGCAATTGGTCAACATGCAATTAAATATGTTAATGGTGCCGTATGGTGGATGGGTCAATCAGGTGGGTTTTTTGTTTTTGATGGTACTGTTAAAGATGTACCGTGTTTAGTAGAAGATTTTGTTTTTACAAATGATGGAGATAATCTTGGAATAAATTATAATTCTGGAGAACTTGTTTATGCGGGATTAAATAATTTATACGAAGAGATAACATGGTTCTATCCTAAATATGGTTCTGAGAAAATAGATCGAGTAGTAACTTTTAACTATAGTGAAAACACTTGGACGACTGGATCCTTAGCTAGAACTTCTTGGCATGATGCTACTTTGTATGATAACCCTTATGCTACTAAATTTAATTCCACAGGTACTCCAACCTTCCCAACAATTCAAGGAGTAACCAATACTAATGGCTCAAGTTTATATTATGCTCATGAAGTAGGCAACAATGAAGTAGACTCTACTGGAGTTAAGACCGCTATTCCTGCTTTTATTCAATCTGGAGATTTTGATTTAGCAACCGGTGGTGATGGTCAGTTCTTTATGAGTATGAGAAG